AAGAACCAAAATCTTCTGTGATACCATTTCACTACAAAGGAATACCAAAGGTGGGACTTGAACCCACACGCCTCTCGGCAATTGATTTTGAATCAATCGTGTATGCCATTTCACCACTTTGGTGTTTTTTATTTCTACCTTTCCAAGTATCTGTTAATGAATGACAGTTTGGACAAAGTAATTGTAAGTTATCGTATTCATTATTTGTTCTGTTACCGTCTTTGTGGTGAATCTCCAAAGGAATACGAGATTCATGCCATTCTGTCAATCCACACAACTCACATCTATGAGTTCTTTCTGATATTAAATGTTTTTTACAATATTGATGATTGGCATATTTCGACCAATCTTTTAATTGCTGACCTTTATTCCATGCTCTACCTGTCCAATGAGATGTATCTATTTGATATAGTTGTAGATACTTTTTAACAACAGAAAATGTTCCACCAGCAGTTTTACTATAACCCAATTGTTCTATTAACCCTGCTAAACTTTTACAATTGTTTGCTAACTCTTGTAATTTGTCTTTACCGATTTTATTTAACCTACCATAAGTCTTCATAAGGCAATTCGTACTCCTATTACTATATATACGAATTGCCTTTTTAATGGGATTGGCGGGACTCGAACCCGCACGCCTTTGTAGGCATTAGATTTTAAGTCTAAGGTGGCTGCCAATTACACCACAATCCCGTTGTTCAGTTGTCTTGTTTATCCATTATACATCGTTCTATAAAAAAGTCAATGACTATTGGATAATGTTTTAAACATCTGCTTGCTCGTTTCCTTACATCACGCGGCACTCTGGGAGTTTTCTTTGGATCGAGCAAATCAAACAGAAAGTTTTTAGTTTGTTCCAGAGCGTGTTTTTCTTCTTCAGGCAGTGACATTGTTTAAAACCTTTGAGCAATAATCATACATTACGATTCCAGATGCCGTTCCTACATTTAGGCTGCGAACAGAACCATATTGCTTAATATAAAGCAACTCAGCACACATTTGAATAATTTCCTTTGGAAGACCTACTTGCTCTTGACCAAGAGCAATAATATAATGTGTATTGGCATCCCATTGGTAAGTTTCAATTGGTTGAGCAGTAGAAATATTATCAATTCCAATGAGCTTTGCACTCGTATGAGAATTAAAAATATTCTTCATTTCATCAATTAGGTCTATTGTTGTTTTGCAATAGGTAAAATGGGTATAACGATGAGTACCTACGGTGCCTCTACGATCATATTGTTTAGAACCATAAACAATTACCTTTGAAGCCAAGAACGCATTCGCATTACGAATGACTGTAGCGATATTGAAATCGTTATATAAATTACTGCACAGTATCGTAAAATTGTTCCTTTTAGAGTCGAGGTCCGCGAGGATATCTTCGTGCTTCCAGTAGTGGTAGTGGTCGATGACATTTCTTGTCTCCATTTAAGTATTATATCATTCAACAATTAAGAGTCAAGTCCTCTGTTTTTAATTTCAAGATTTACTTTCTCTAATTGTTTTTTTGCCTCAATCATTTTATTTTTAAAAAGTTTACGATCTTGATACATCTTATCCATCAATTCAGGCAAAAATCCTCGAATATCTTTTTGATATGTTGTGCCATTTGCCGCCGTAGAAAGATTCTTTTCCTTATTTTCAATTAAACTTTTCATAGTTACCGAACCATTTGTTAGAACACCATCTGGCGTTACGGTTCCACGAAGGCCTTGGATTACGGCAGTTTCTGGTGAAATATTATATTGCATGATTAAATGAGGATAAAGAGAATTTAAATCAAAACTAAGAACCCAATTATGCAAACCGACTAAAGGTTCTTTTACATATGCTCCTGCATATTTCTCGTCCTTTGATGATTTTTTCTTTGGTGGGATAATTATACCTTTATCCATTAAAAAGTTGTAAATAATAACATCCCATGTTTTTACTTGAGAAAAAACATCATTGTAATTAACACCAGCAGAATAAGCTAAAGAAATTGCAAGTTCCATTAACTTTAGTTTATTCTCTAGTTTCTCAACTAGTAAAACATCTTGTATATTATACTCAATAAACTTTTGAAAATTCCCCTTATAAAAATCTTGAATAGTTTCATATTCATCATAGGAAAGTTTTCGCTCACCTAGCTCTATGGAAGCAATATGATCTAATTTATAAGATTCCTGATTAGTATATGTAAATGTTTTATACAATTCATAATAATCTAGTGTAGAAATACCAATAAGATCATAAACCTTTACATCATAACCATTTCTGTTTATTGTTTTATCTCTAATGATATTCCAAGGTGAAAGTCTCTTTGCGTATTTAACTCCAAACAACCTAACAATACGATTATACAGATATGGGATATCAAAAAATCTAACACTCCAACCAGTAATTATATCAGGATAATCATCAGAAATATAAGAAACAAAATCAGATAAAAGTTTAGTTTCATCTGAATATTTTCGGATATCTTCATTGCCAGAATATTCACCAAGACAAAAAACTACTGGAGTTTTATTTTTTCTTTTAACTGTTATGGCAATAACTTGTTCTTCTGGGTCTTCAATGTTTGGAAACCCATCTTCACAAGTAGTCTCAATATCCAAATAGAGAATATCAAGTTTTGAAATATCAGATTCACACTTTTCATAATATTTTCTAATATATTGATATTCTACTCCAATTTCACCGTGTATTTCAAATCCATTTATATTTGAATATTGTTCAATAAATTCATTGTATTCTTCTCTATTTGAAAATTTCATTTCAGTTAGATGTTTATTATAAATGCTTTTAAATTTTGCAGGTTTAGTAGAAGAAACAAATAAAGACGGTTCGAAATATTTTTCGTCCTGTCTCTTATCTCCATTATCATAATATCTAACAAGTATTTTATTGCCGTAAGCATATACATTTGTATAAAATTTCATTTGTAACTTTCAAGACAACAATTATCGTAACACGGACTATCTTTAGATTCTTTTATCTTTGTAGAAAACACAGGCCAGGCAGAATATGGTTTATCATACTTAGTAATTATATTAAATGGCTTTGCCGTAACATTTACCTGATGCTCTTTTGCTTTTTGCCCATCTGGATATTCTCCCCTCAAATAATGCTTTATTCCACGATCTTCGACATTATCCAAAAAACATCGTCTTGAGTGTTGCTCTCTATGCCTTCCCCATTCAGAAAGATCTTTATTTAATTTTTCATTTTCAGAAATACTTCTTATTTCTGGATTATGTTGTTCTAAGAAACCTCGTTCTATTGGGAAAAATGTACAAATAGGTTCATCTTGCTCAAATACTATTTCATAGTTTGGTTCTGTTATTTTCCAATTCATAGTAAAAGTATAAGGCAACCAATCAGTTTCTATTATACCCTCTAATGCACTTATTCCTCTTTTTGGATTATTAGCAGGACCTTTTGCGTAAATATTAACACCTTCATCTGTTTTTAATAAAAAACCGATATTAAAGGTTATTATACCAGAACCAAAGTGACTTTGTACAAAATTATATTTTGTTGGTTCATTTATCTCAACATCATTTATACTCATACCACCATTCCACTTTGCACTAAACTTAAAAGGATTTAATATATTCCACCCATATCCATTTGCTATGGTTAATGGTAAACATCTATAGGCAAAAGAATTTGGAGTCTTATCCATCCAATCTCTTTTCTTACTTGGCAAATTAATTTGCATTGGACTATTTATAGTATAAGCAATGATGTTCATTGTTTATCCTCCAAATAAGCAGACAATAAAACACAATAATTAATCATATCAATTAATGTGTCGTGAACTGTTTCATCTTCCACAATAAGTTTACCATTTGACGAATAAGAAGATAGTCTAGATATTTTATCAATAATTCTGACTAAAAATGCCTGCTCGGTGGTGCAAATTCCCATTGATTCTGCTCTTTTAAAATTAGCAAAAGGATTGCCATCTCCACTTCCGGCATAATCTGCATTTTTCTTTTTCATCAAAGTCAAAGCATCATTACACATTTTTATATGCATTTCAAATAATTCTTCTTTTGTCATAATAAAACGCTTTCTAGAGTATTAGGCTCTGTCTTAAAATTTAAATCACATTTCCCAAAACACCAAATATTTTCAATAAAATCAGATGATAAATGTTTCTTTAATTCATTTTTACTTAAAATCTTTGGTCGTTGTTTTATTCTCATTCCCAATTGACCATAAAAAATACCATTTAAATCTTTTGTAACATAGTCAACCATTTCATCACAAGTTCTGTGACGAATACGATTTACTGTTGGGTCCATAATATTAATAGCCATAAATCCGGTATCAGATAAAACTTCAAAAGTTTTAGATAACACCGGAAATAAAAACTTATCTCTCCAGTTTTCATATTCTGGATACCTGCTCCATGACTGATTTTCTTGTTTTTCTCCGCCCTTGTTGTATATTTCAGTGGAAAAATAAGGAGGAGATGTAAATATACAATCAACTCCCCTTTCGCCTGTTTCAGATTTCCAATCAATATCTTCGGCCGGAAGATTCATTATCACGCAATGTTTTACTCCCTTTATTTCAAATCTATCTTTTGTTTGAATAATAATAGGATTATTACATCCTAAATATTTTTCATAGGCAATACACTGGTCCTTATAAACTTTAAATGTATTTGGATTGGGATCACATCCATAATATTTAGAAGATCTGGAAGTATAAAATCCAGCCAATCTATCTCCCCATCCCATGCTAAAATCTAAAATAATTTCGCTATTATTATAATCATATATTACTTTGGCAACATGGGGTTTAAATTGAGTTGCAACATATGCTCCAAGTCTAAACGATCCGCGAATACTTGTTGCATTTATAGTTGTTGTTCCCATTCTCCAAAAAATCCAATTCATCTTTTCCAAGAGATTTTTGTCTTTCCATATTTCGATTGGAGAAGGAAACCCATAGGATGGGCAAGCCATCCTATTTTCTTGTTGAAAATAGTTACTTATATCATTATAGTAATGTCCAAATTCTATCAATCCTAATCCATATTGTTTATATGGATATTTGTAGTCGTTATATTTTTCAACAACATCTTGTTTATTTGGATATGAAATAAATGAATATATATTTTCCCTGCGAAGAGAAACAAATTTCTCCCTTACAGTTTCTTCTGATATTATTCTAAATGGAAATAAAGGACATGCATCTATAATGTATTCGGCCAATCCTTTTTTTATTTCTTCTTTGGAATAATTAGAATTTAATATTTTCCAAGCATCTTCAGAAAGATTTGGAATAAGAGTATGAAATTCTGCATGATTGTGTATAAAATCTTTTACTGAGTCCATGATATACCAGTTGAACCAAATCCACCATTTCGATCAGTTTTTTGTTCTGGTCTTGCGTTTATATAAGAAATTTTTACTTGTGGTTGATAAACCATCTCACCCTGCGCTATACGATCACCAGCATATATTCGTAAACGCTCTTGTGAATTATTATAAACTGGGATCATTAATTGCTGCACATAATCAGAGTCAATTATACCAACACAATTAATTAGATTCAATCCTTTTTTTGTAGAAATACCAGACCGTGGATAAATCTTGACGCAATGTTGTTCTGGTATATCAAGAATTAGTCCAGTAGGAACTAGCATTCTCCATTCTGGGGGAAGTTCAACATATGCATTTCCATTATCATCTTGAATACCTAAAATTTCAATTTCTTTATTGTCTTTAGAATATGTTTTAAATGAATTTTGATAATGAAAATATGCAGAAATATCAAAACAAGCTGAATTTTTGGTGGAATAATTAATATCCGCCGCATTTGGTTGTAATTTATATACTTGTAGATTCATAATGTAATTATACCATTACTATTTAGAATGTCAAATTCTAGAGCACTATATCATATTCTCTTGTTTTTTATATTTAAGATATACTGATTCTTTCTGGTAATGCTAATCTAAGAACAAAGTATTCGCTTTGTGCCTCTATTCTGGAAATAGTTCCAGAACTATATGTTGGAAGATTTATATAAAATTCAGTTCCGTAAAAAATTATATCGTCTACCATATTATGCCTGGGTAAGTATTGCTTTTACTGTTATATACTTGGGAGATGTCGAGGTTTGATGGAAAATCAAGTGGCATATCATATTATTTATTATACATCTTGCGCATCTGTGAATTCTGGTGAGTGACCTTTAATATACATGTATGCTTCATGAATTATATCAATTCCTTCTGGTTGCATCACTATTGCTGAAAAATATTGCAATGCCTGATCACCAGTTGCAGTGACTGTTCGATTGAGCAATGGACTTCTTCCTGAAAGTTTTGCCTCTTCAGAGATAAATCCAACCAATATTATTTCTATTCTATTTGTTAACCAGTTAGAATTAATTTCTGAAATTTTCCAATACTCGGCATAAACACCAGTGTTGTCTTCAGTGTATATTTGTTTTAATAGTGCCATG